TGTTCACGTCCTTCAGGTGCAATCCGCCACCGTTAAAGGCATGGAAAGCCGCGCCGGTCACGGTCAGGCTGCCCACGATAGTCCCGCTTGTCGGACTGATGTAGGTAAACGGATACACCGTTCCGGCGATGTTGATTTGCGTCATGCCATCGGTGAACGGGTGGCCTGAATTCGCAACATAGGACACCGCCGTGACAGCCACGTCGACCTGACCATAGGACGATTCATTCAGCCAGTTCCAGCCACCGTTTCCATACGAGACGAGGCCTTGAATGATTCCGTCATGTGGGCCTCGATAACGCCAGCCGTGGCGACCGTTGAAGATTGTCTTGATGTTGCTGCAGTGGCACTCCAGATCGGTCGACGGGTCGGTGAACGCAGGATCTACGGCGTATTCCGTATAAATCCCATCCGTGAGGCAATTCTGTACAACGATGTTTTCTAGGTAAAATCCATGTCCGTAGATTTTGATTCCCGTGCTCGAACCGCTCTGATTATCCTTGTTGCCGTCGATTGTGAGGTTGCGGATCGCGCATCGAAAAACGCCGCCGACGGCGTTCGAACACGTGAGGGTGTCGAAGTCTTCGTTTGTGATGACGTCGGAATTTGCGCCGTCCTTCAGTTTGATAATCGTTACGCCGATACCATTGCCGACTATCTCCACCGGAAACGACGTTAGAAGCGAGATCGCGCCCGTCAGGAACGTGCCTTCAGGAACCAGCAACCGGCCGCCGTTGTTCAGCGCGAGCGCGGCCATTGCGTTCGCGAACGCAGTAGTGTTGTCGGCGGCTCCATCGCCCCTGCCGCCCGTCATGTTGACGGAGAAGTGGTCGCCCTTGAAATACTTTAGTTCTTGTTGTGCGCCGGGCATATCAGTAACTAATTGGGGCGGCTGCGGCTTGACTCCAGACGCCTGCCGAGTCTCCGCCCGGTCCCGTTGCGCCAGCCGATATCACGGTATTCGAAGGCCCCTTGCCCTTCGCTGCGAGATTTTCCCAGAATTGCAACCACGTCCCGATGCGCGTCGAATCGATCAGGCGCATCCGATAGCGGAAATGCGTCTCGCTCGGAACGTAGTACCCGTCGATGTTGTCGATCAGATAGTCGCCGCTGATCTGTGGCTTATCCACGCCGGTCAACGTGACAAGCATCCCCGGCAGGAGCCCCGCAAGTCGCGTCTCAACACCTTCGACCACGAACGGAATTGTCTTGTACGTGTCGAGAATCGCGGTAGCCTTGGCGAGCTCGCCCACCGCATCCACGTTTTGCGAATCGTCGATCAGGTTCTCGTAGATGCCGCTGGTGCCTTCGACTGCGGCCCGCGTGGCGATCACAGCGTCGTCCTGGACGCTCATGATGTCGTGGCCCAGGACGCGGTAGGAAACCTCGAGGAATTGCCCCACGGCCAACGGTGTGCCCGTGGCGTCCTGATTGATTGTTGTCTCGCCGTAGCTGTAATACCAAGGCTTCCCTGTGTCGATCAGGTAGGCCCCGAAATCCTGTGCTTCATCCGTCCCGTCAGCCGCCCCGGACATGGTCGTATCGGCCCATGCGAACGTCGCTGAGGTCGTGCTGACCGGCGCTCCGTTGCCGAACGTGCCGCTGATGCGGAAGCGCGCCGAGAGCGTCGGACCCACCGGAGTCGTCGTCTCGCACGTAGGATGCGGCGTAGTCGGGAGCGAGTATGTCGTGCCCTTGCCGACGCCGGTATCGTTGACGGCCGCATGAAAGTTGTCGGCGCACTCGTCAGCCGTGGCCCCGATCAAGACTTGTCGCGGGGTGAAGTTGTCGAGCGCCGCGACGAACGTATAGTCGACGCCGGAAATATCGATAACATCACCGTCCGCCGGTGGCGCGGAGAACGTGCCCGATACCGACGCCTTGGTATTGGTCGAGACGTTGATAAGTTCGATCCGGTCGACCAAGCCGCTCAGGTCAAACGCCTGCGTCGTTCCATCGCCCGCAAAGGTCTCAATTTCTGGCGTGAATGCCGCGAAAGATACTCGGATGTGCTGGCGGCTACGGAAGTCCGCGCGGCTTCTCCGGATGGTGGGTGGCGAGACATTGCGCTGGATATCAGTCGGCATGAGATCGAATGGGGCTGCGACAGTATCCCGCGCAATAAAGTTGAACTCGCTGCCAGTCGAGAGGTACCAAATGAAGTTGCTGCGCTTTGCCAGATCGTCCAGCGCCTCGGACAGGCGCATGTTGAAGTTGTAGACGATTTTGTCGATCGTCGCCCCATCGCTCACGGTACCGGTCCCAATGGACTCGCCGACCGCGAACGTAGAGATTAAAGCGAGCGCGATGGCCCCGGCCGTCATGTTCTTGTAAGTCACCGCGCCGACATAAGCCTTATCGAGCTTTCGCTCATTCGAAACGCAGTTGACGTCGACGGTGTATCCGCCAATTGCATTGCCGAGCCGCTTGTATGCGATGTCCTCAATCGAGCCGCCGAATACTCCATCGCCGCCATCGAAGATTGCGATGTTCGCCCCAACTTCCGGGAATGTGATGGTCGGCGGCGAGGTCACCGCCGGAATATTCATCGTGAACGCTGCCGTACCGCGTCCATTCAAGGGCCGAGTAAACTTGATGCTTCGGGGATCGATGTAGAGCCCAAAGTCTACGCCGGGATTGCCGACCAATACGGTTACGGCTGACATCAGACACCGAACGCAGGCGATACGCGCTTCAGATAAGTCGCCACTTCTTCGGCCGTGGCGCGCGGGTCAGCCGCGCCCGTGATGTTAATGGTGATCGTTTGGTTGACCGTGCCACCAGCACCACCGCTGCCCATATTCCGCCGAATATCGGACAGGATCACAGCCATGCCGTCGAGAACGCTCGACATGTGCGTTTGAAGGAACCCCAGGACGTTCCAGTTCCACTCCATGATGTCCTTCAGGAGCAGATGCGCCCCTTTCATGTGGACATTTAGTCCGTCCGAGCCATTCATCCCGATCTGCATGAACCGCGTGTTCTCTTCGATTAGTGTGAGCTTCGTATTCGTGTGCGCCGCCTGGATGCCGGCCGTGATGCCCGATGCGATCGACACGCCCAGCCCCGCGAAGCCGATCACGTTGCTGAGCAGCCCGCCCATGGACCCGCCGATACCGCCCAGGCCGGCAGCCGCGCCTGCAGTCGCCTGACCGGCCGCCTGCCCGATCGTGGCAGCCGCCCCACCGGCAGCCCCGACCGAGGTCCCGAGCACGCCGCCGCCACCCCCACCGATGCCACCAAGCCATCCACCGATCTTGCCGAGCAGCCCGCCCATGTTGGACAATGCGTCGATGGCCTTCTGGATGCCCTTGGCGATGATGGTATGCAGGATTGTGTCGAGGATGTCCTGACCCATTCTCTTGAAGGCGTCGGCCACGTCCTTAGCGCCTGTGATGGCTCCAGACAGAGCGCTTGCGAGATCGCGGGTGAACACATTGGAAATGGTCTTGCCGAGATCCTGCCATGCGTCCTTTTGCTTTTTGATGGACCGCTCATTTACGCCGGCTGCGTTTTCCTCTGCCTTGGTCCACACTTCGCGGGCCTTGTCGACCTCCTGCTGCGTCGCCAGCCCGAGATCGCGCAATTGCACGAGGTACTGATACAATTGGCCGTAATAATCAGCGATTTTGCGGAGTTCTGCCGTCGAGGTGATGCCGAGCGCCTTCAGTGTGCTCTCGTAGGTCTTGGAGGCGTCGCCTGCCTGCGTCAGCCACTTTGTTACATCCACCGCCGTCAGTTTCTCGGTGGCGTTCACGACGTCGAGAGTAACGGCCGCGAGATCATCCTCGCTCAGCACCATGCCGTCGATAGCGGATTTCTGATAGACCAACTGCTTGCCGAGCGGTTCGGCCGCCATGCGGAGGTCCACGACCGCGTTGGCTGCGCCATGGACGGCGCTCATGAAGCGGCCAACCGTCGCGTCGTTGACGAAATCCATGAAGGTTTTGAGTCGGGGAGCGGCTTCCCCGGCTGCATCTCCGAGCGCCTTTACGCCCTTAGCTGCAGCGTTCGCGCTCGGTCCTACGCCGTCGAGCGACTTCACCCACGCCTCCAGCGCCGGAGTGGACGCGCCCGTCTTCATCCACACCTCAAGGTCCTGATTCGGCGTCACCGGAAAATCGACAACTCGATTTCCAGGCCGAGCCGCAGCCGGAACCTTAGCGTTATATTCGTCAATTAGTTTCGTCGCGAGAATCAGGCCGCCCGTGAGCGATGCAAGGATCACGCCCACCGGACCCGTCAGGATTGCGACCGCCGTGCTCAACGTCGCGAAAGCAACGGTAGCGGCCTTTGCAGCGGAGGCGGCTAGATTGATGGCAGGGACGACTAGCGCCAGACCCGCGATGCCGGCCTGCGTGGCCTGAGGAAGATTCGTGAACCATTTCACCGCATCTCCGAGCGCGCCAACGACCGGCTTCATCGCGCCGACAATATTAGTAAGCGCCTGAAGCATCGGCTGGCCCAGTGGCATAAGGGCTAGCTCGATCTGGTGCTTGAAGATCTCCCACTGCTTCGACCAGTTCGGAATCTTCGCGGATTGCTCGCTGGCGGCCTTGTCTGCGGTTTCAAATTCGCCCTTTAGGAACGTGTCCCACCGGCCCTCTACGATGGACCGCAGCATGTCGACGCCGCCGCGCTTGCCGAACGTCTCCATGGCGAGCGCCTTACCCTCGGCGGTATTGCCGGTTTCTTTCAGGCGCTCCACGAGCGTCTTAAAGGCAGTCGATGCGTCGGCGATGCCCTCTTTCGCCATCTTGCCGATCGCGATCCGTAGAGTCGCCATTACCGTTTCGGTGTTGACGCCCTCGGCTTCAAATTTGCCCATCAGTGTCGCGGCCTGCTGGAAGTTGAAGCCCATCTCGCGCAGTGGCGCTCCGTAGAAGACGATCAACTGCGCGATGCGGTCGAGCGGCGCGGCCGTCTTCTGCGACACGCTCAGCAGGAAGTCCATGGCCTTACCCTGCTTTTCGGTCGAGATCGACCAGTCGCCGAATACGCGCGTGATCTGTCCAGCCATCTGCGTGACGTCGATGCCGGTCTTCTTCGAGAGAATCAGCAACTTGTCCGTTAGCTTTTCCAGTTCATCGCCGGTCGCGTGCGTGCGGCTGCTGAGAGTCGACAGCGCGATAGCGACCTGATCGGCTGCGGCGGCATTCGAGGCGTAAACCTTCTTAAACGATTCCTCCAGTCCCTTCAGTTGCTCCTCGGTGGCGCCGGTTCGATTGACGATAGTCCGCATCGCCGACTCGAACTTCTCGGCCGCATGGAGCGCTTCGCCGCCAATGGCGAGAAACGGAAGCGCCGTCGCGAGCTTCGCGCCCACTGCGGCGACACGAGTCCCCAGCGTCTCGACGGATTTCTGCGCCTGCTCGCAGCCCTCCTGGAACGGCTTTGAATCGGCTGCGAACCGGACCAATAAGCTACCGAGCGCGTTCGAGAATGCACCCATTGATTTATGCGAAGCGCTTCGTTATACTTGAGGCGTGAAAACCCATATCCCCGGCCTGTCGTTCTCCTGGAAGCGCGCACTAGGCCTCAGCGCCGCCAAGGGTCGCCTGTCGCGCCAAATCGGGATTCCGCTCACGCGGCAGGGACGCGAGCGCAAGGCAGGCTCGATGCTGATTCGATTCATCACGAGGCTTTTCCAGTGAAGCGAAAGAATCCCGCCGCAGTCGCGCTCGGTCGCAAGGGCGGCAAGGCTCGGATGAAAAAGCAAACGCCGGAGCAGCGATCCGAGAGTGCCCGAAATGCGGCGCGGGCGCGATGGAAGAAAGCGGTGCAAAATGGCTAGTCCACAGCAAGTCAAATCGGTTATAGATTGGTGGGTTGTGCGCGTGTCTTACCGTGAATCCGGTGGTCACCCGACACGCTCTGCCGACTCGGGGCCTTTTCAATCGCTCGAATCTGCCGAGTCCTTCGCCATTGCCGTGGCGTCGCATCCGCACTTTGAGCGCGTCGAGATAATGGCTAAGCCTTGAAGTTGCGCCATCATCTGATGCACAATTAGTCAGGCGCTCGCCCCGAAATCCATGAAAGGAGATCGGCGGTTCGGAGAAAACAGCCGTATCGAGGACGAGCGCCCTTAGAATCCAGCCATCTTGTCCCGGAACGTGTCGCGAATCGTGGTTCTCGCCGTTCCCTTGCGATTCTTGAACGCTCGCCGAATCCAATCGTGGCCAAGGATGCGCTTGCCGAGTTCGAGATATTTCCAATAGGGCGCCTGCGCCCCGACCATGATGCCCTTGACGACTCGCTCCCGCGTCTTCGAGATGGTGATGAGTTTGATCTCGCTCTTGAGTAGCCCGCTCAGCTCTGGCGTTTGCCGCTGGACCGCGTCGTAGACCACCTCCGCGCCACCCTGCAAGGATTCATCGACGTACTGAGTCGCGACCGCATTACTCAATTGTCGGAATCGCTCAATGAGTTCCTTCGCGCCGAAAAGTTGCGCGCCGGCTGCGGGCCTAGCCATTTTGCTTCCCCATCATCGCCAGCATTCGGTCACGCATATCTTCATCGCTGATGTAGCCGCCTGTTTCCGCCTTCGACATGTCGGCCCCCGCGCAAGCCGCCTGGAACTTAATCGCCTCGTGATAGCGCTCCAGTAGCAAGCGAAATTCATACAGCGTCAGGCCCCAGAACTCGGCGTCGCTGAGCCGGAGGTGGTATCGGCCGATGGACCAGAGCTCGTCAATGGTTGGAGGTTTGTCGCCTGGTCCGCGGCGCCGGTAGGGTTTGCGCCGTCCGTGGCCTCCCCAACGTAGGCATTTATAGCCTCGCTGCACTTCGTTATGACAACGTTGATGTTTTCGAATGTGATGAGTCGACCGGCCGCCACCGGAGTCATCGACTGATCCTCATGCAGCAGCAAAGCGGCTAGCATTGCGCGTATCTTGATCGGATCTGGAAGCGTGACCGTTTCGACTTCTCCGTTTTGGCCGCCCTTGACAGGACGATCTATCTGGTCTGCGAGCGGATTGGCGAGGCCGAAAATGTTTTCGCCAGTCCACTGTTGGACCGCCACGAAGGCGTTGAAGTCGCAGGCCAAACGGCGCGGCCTGTCGAGTTCGATTGGAATTGGTTGTACGAGTTTTCCCATAAGTTTACGCAGGCGTGATGGTGCCGGTGACCTTCAGTTCGACGCCGATCATTAGCGGCGAGCCCTTTTGGACCTTATTCTCGAACTTGGTCACGTAGGCGCTGAAGCTAATCGTCGCGGCCGGCGAGGTCACGAAGGTCATCTTGAACGCTTCGAGCGTCCCGTTGATGTTTGCCGTCCGAAGGTAAGCGTGATATGTGTCGGCCGGGATGTAGAACATGTCGAATGACACGTTGCCGCCGTCCTTCAGGATCGGTAGCCACTCCTTGAAGGCGGTCGGGGAGCCGAGATTGGTGATATCGGCCATGTCCGTGACAATCGACGGACCGGTCCAGCCGACAATTTGGATGATCTCGTGGAACGAGCTCGATACGCTAACTTCCAGCTTCGAGCCCTGCGAGGTGGTCGCATTGGTAGCGCTCATGGCTTAAAACTCCTTGTGGATTGTTATGGGAAAACTCGGTCAGATTACGAAATCGATGCGGTACTCGGAAACGACGTTGAATACTCCGAACTCGGGCGCGTCATCATCGCGCATGTTGTCGAGCAGGCAACCCCTGACGTCGACGCCGCTGGCCATCACTCCCTGGAAGAATGTCAACGCCGTTCGCAGCGCTTCGGCGATCTGCCAGGCTCGGTCATAATTGCCGGAAAACGACTCGATCTCGAGAACGCATTGGGCAAGGGTGGCAGGGCCATCGATGGGATTCAAGTCGCGTCGATCCTGGAAACGGTACACGATGTAATTGCCCGTCGTCCCATCCGGCGCGCGCACCGGCCAGATGGCTCCAGTGTCGATTAGGCCCACCACCCCGGCATCGGCCCCGAGGTATGTCCCCAGCGACCCTTGCACCGTCATGCTACGTTCACACTCCTATTGTGGTTTTGCGCATCGTGAAATCGTTCGTGACAATTGGCGCAGAGAACCGTCAGGTCTTCCGGCATTTCTCGTCCTCGGTTCTCATATGTTCGATGGTGAACCTGGAGCGCCGTACCCGAATTGCACAGTTGGCACTTATGTCTTGCCCTATCGAGTGCCTCTTCTCTGATCTGTTTCCACTCCGGCGTTAACAGATATTGCGTGTATGGCATTGACCGCAGTTCGATTCCACGCTCAAGCTTGGGGAGATAATCCAATCCGCAAGTAGTGCATACAAGCGGCCTAGTGTACATGGAGGTTTCAGGATTATGCGCATACAGGGCCAAAGGAAAAGCGCACCGCCGACATGTTATTACCGAAAAGCAAAGGTCGCTGGCTTGCTCAACTGCGCCTACCGTTGCCTCGGTCGCATCATCTCGCCAAATCCACTTCGCTATAAAGATAGCCTCCGCAGGCGAAATTTTATTGAGCTTTTCTCTGTCGCGTCCAACTGGACGAAAAGACGACAGTGCCCTGACTAGTTCATGCGCCATTGGCTAATTATTCCTCTCGAAAATTACGCTACGTTTGCGCTCCCGTGACTGCGGCCTTCACGCAGGACGAGCGTCATCCAACGGTTGCGCTCCTCATGGATGTTGATGTCGATGATGTCGAAATACCGCGTCCCGAATCGAACCCGCATCGTCTTAGTGATTCCCTCGCGCCACCGGGTCGTAATATTGCTGATCGATTCGGCGCCGAATGCGCTGGCCCCGAAACGCTCCGAGCCCTCCTGTGGCTTGTCGAACTTGGCGCGCAGGCGAACGACCTCGATCCAATCGCCTGTCACGGCGCCCGACGCCGAACGCTCCGTTGGGGGCTGTTCTATCACGATCTCGTGCCGGAGCAAGCCAGGGTCGAGGGTAAACGGGCGACCGTAGATTTGTCTATCGCGCACGAGCCACCCCCCCGTAACTGAGCAGCGCCGTCACGCTGTAGGGGTACTCCTGCGCGGCATTGGCCCCAACCTCGAATGGCAATCGGTTTTCGAACCACGACGAGATGAGCATCTTCATGCCGGCCTTGATACGGTCGCCATCCTCAAGCCACCATGGATCTGTCGACGCGAACCCGCTAGTGAAGCGAATGAGCACCGCTGACGATGGCCACGGGCTGAACGACGGCCACGTGGTGTTCACCGCTGGCACTATCACGCCCGGATGCTTTGCCGTGTCCACGACGTAATCGGTATTCTCCACAAGCGTCGTGTAATTTCCGTCGCTGTCGCGGTACTTTACGAGGTCCACGCTTACGAGCGGCGCGCGGAGCCTGATCTGGTAATCGTTGAAATAATCGAGAGATAGGTCCCATTGCTTTCGAACGATATCGCGCCCTTGCAGGATTTCGGCCTGGTTACGCGCCGCCGCAATGAACCCGGCGATCATCGCGTCCTCTTCATCGTCCGGGAACTCGCGCGCCGGCAGTCCCAGGTAAGCCTTCACCTCCGCATCCGTCAGCGGCTCGGTCCACGATTGGGGCGGGGACGAGACAGTAAGCGCAAGGCTGCCGTAGGGCGCACATGCCGGGCCGTAGTAGAGCGTACTCATGCCCAGCACTCCAGCGTGTTGCGGTCCCGAATCATCTGATTCACCGCCAACCCGTCATATTGCACATGCCAATTCATCGCGCGTTCGACCGGATCGTACCGTGGCAGCCGTTCGCGCATGACCTTGCGTTCGCCTTGCTCTAGCGTGCGAATCGGATAGTGCTTCAACACGAACTTGTCGGGGAAGATTCTCAGGCCGGGGAAATCGACGCGATGGCCGGCACTCGATGCCAGGTTCACGCGCCCAACATTCTTCCATGCCTTCACATGCGCGAGTCGCCCATCGATCGGAGGCGTTCGAAAGTATCGAAAATGCCGCTCCGGATCGCCCGCGTATGAATCGTCAACCGGTTGAAACTCGAACACGCGATGATCGACGGCCGTGAAGCCTTTGGCATCGACGCGCCAGAAGGCGTCGCAAAGGGCTTCGCCAGAGCGCGGTGAACGCCGGATCTCGTCGGCGTCGTGATGGATACACCAGTCGGTGCTCGATTCGGCCGCCAGTATCTCGACGCGGCGCAGTAACTGGCGCCAGCAGTAGAGCGGCGATGGCCCATCAGTCGGGAAACGTTCGTATCCAACAAGCGGAAAGGCTTGGGCAATCTTGGCGCTGTCGTCCGTCGACCAGTTGTCGATCACGTAGACGGCAACACCCTGTTCGATCAGGTGCCTGATCGTCCACGGCAGAATATCCGCCTCGTTAAAGACAGTCATGAATGCGGTGACGGAAAACTCTGCCAGATGGCGCTCGGCGGTGTTGAATGTCGGCGAGTTCATTTAAAGCCCATGCAACGCCAGGAGCGGCGCGTGCTTCGCCCGGATTGCTGATCGGCAACGGTACGCTGCATTCTCGTCGAGTTGTGACATTCCAGAATGCGGATGCGCGCGGTGATGGAACAGCGGCTCATTTATGACCTCAACGCCGTAGCCGGCCGCCACGACGCGAATCCAAAAATCCCAATCCTCGAAGCCAATTGATACGTCGAAGCCGCCGACATCGACCCATGCGGCTCGGCGAATCAGGTTGCAACAGAACAGTCGGTTGCCCATCAGGAGCCGCGGCAGCGTGATCGGCTCATCTGGAAGTTGAACGCCACCCGGCGGGCCCGGCCACATGATCGTGTCTAGTTCTTCCCACTGCATCCCGGTCGCGACGAGCCCCGTTGTCGACTTCACCATCGCCAAGCAGGAGTCTATAAAGTTGGGTTCCAGCCAATCGTCGGAATGAAGCGTAACGACGAAATCTGCGAACTCTGCAGCCTTGATGCCTGTGTTCATGTGGCGAGCGCAACTGCCGATGGGATCGACGATGCACTCGACCCCGAGTTCTTTCGCGACGCTTACCGAATCATCTGTCGATCCACCGTCCACGACGATGATCTGATCGATAATCCGCCCCAACTGGTATTCCTGCGCCCGCACGCTCTTGATGCACTGCCCCAGCCATTGACCGTAGTTGTAATTTGGGATGACTACCGCGACTTGCAAAACGGCCCCCTGTCGCCCCACTTCTGCTCATACAGCCGTAGCCCTGGTTCGATATCACCGGGCCCATTGCCGGGCCGGAATGTGCTGTTTAGCGAGCCATGGTCGACATAGCACCCGTCAAACACGCCGACCTTCAGGCCAGCCTCACGAACGCGCCGGCAGTAGTCCATGTCCTCGCCGCCGTAGTGAACGAATTGCTCGTCAAGCAGCCCAACGCGCTCGATCGTTCGCCGCGGAATCAGCACGCACAGGAATGCGACCATGCCGGTTTCGCGCAGGCCAACGTTTTTGCGGAGCTGGTCAGGATAGCCCGTCACGTTGGTTGTAGCCGCAATGATGCCGAACTCCGGATGCTGTTCAGACGCCCGCTGCATCGCCGTGAAGCCGCTAGGCGTTCGTAGCAGCGCGTCGTCATTGAGCAAGATCACGTCATCGCCGCAGGCCGATTCGATACCGAGGTTGCAGTTACGGGCGAATACAAACGGCTTCTCGCCCTTTTGCCAGTCGATCGGTCCAGCATCCGAATGCAGGAAGCGCGCCGACCCGTCGAAGTCGTCCATGACCATGACGCGCCCCGTTTCCCCCTGCAGCCTGATCGCTGATACGCACGCTCCCAGATTCCTGTCGGATCGGCTCGGAACGATGACGGTCAACCGCGCTGCCGCCGGCCTGTAGTGTGGGTCCGCAAGTATCCGCGGCGAGGTATTGCCGGGATGGATCGTGGCGTACATGTTAGTTTCGTCGTCGACCGTCGTGAATTGTTGTGCCATCACCGCATCACCCCAGAACGACTCGTCCTGCCCTACTTGCTCGAACCCGAACTTGCGGTGAAGCCACCATGGGCGCCGGAACATCATCGATGTGGCTAGCGCTACATCACGATCACCGCGGTAAAGCCACCATTTGGCGCCATCGGTGAACCGCATAGTCCGGTATCCGGTGAGCGCCAGTCCGCTCTCTTCGAGCCGCCGCACCTGATCCGTCAGCCGGTTTGGCCCGCTCCAGTCGTCGTCGTCCCAGATTGCGATGACCTCGCCGCGCGCCTGCTCACATCCGACATTGCGCTTCTCGCCGACCGTCATGGCGTCGGCGTAATGCACGAGCCGAATTCGATCGTCATCTGGAACGAGATCGCGAACGTCCTCGCCATCCGCGACGATCAGTAGTTCCTTTCGCGGGTACGTCTGACGCTGGAAACACCTGATTGCCTTCGGGAGCCACGCTCGGCGATTCTTCGTCAGGCACAGGCAGGTCACGAAACGGTAGCCGCGCGGCTACCGCCGGAGCCTCGGGAGCAATAACTTTGGTTTCGTAGAGCACGCGCGGCGGTTCTGGAGAACGGGCGAGATGCCGGCGTAGTAAATCGCGGGCGATTGGTTCCGGGCATTCGAACAGTTGATCTGCGGCCACCTGGCCGTAATCGCCGGTCAGTTGCCGGTTTGCGATGAGTTGCATGGATTGTGAAAAAGGGCGGGAGTCGAGCCCCCGCTATCGGAGGATGGAAGGACGCAACCGTTTACGGCGAAGTCGTGAACGAGCCCGTGATGAAGCTGGTCGGCCGCTTGACTCCCATGCCGATCCGCTCCTCACACAGGATCGTGGCGAGGTTTGACGTGAAGTTGACGTCGTGCTCGAAGCTGATGAGCACCGTCGTGCTCATGCGATCCACCAGCGTGGCCCCATTGTCGAAGCTGCCGACCAGGAAAGTGCCGCTCGCGATGGAGTCGGACTCGACGACGGGCAAACCCCAAACGAACTTGACGACCGCGCCGGTCCGCGGATCGCCGACGATATAGTAGCCGGTCGTGCTCTTGGTGAGTTCGATGCGCGCCATGTCGGTCGGATTCAGCACGAAGGCCGACGGCGCGTAGGTGGCAAGACCCGCGAGGCGAGCTTGGAGTTTGGCGAGCCGCAGGACATCAAGGCGCGTCCAGCCATCGGCCGCGACGAGCAAGCCGGTGTTGAAGGCGGTGGCCTGGGTGATGATTCCGTCGAGATGCTCGCCGGTTCCATCGCCCGAGAGGATTTCGCTTTCCTCTTTGATTTTCAGGCCGTAGACGAGTTCGTTGTCGATAGCGGGGCGCAGCCACGACACGTCGTCGAGCGCCTGCTTCGACACGTTCGTGTAGTGCGCGATGGTTTTGACTGTCCCGATCACCGCGTCCCACAGGTACGTCGATTCCGACTTCGGCGACGTCTCGACCTGGGGCGACGCCGCATTCGTTCGGGTGGTCTGGCGAATCCAGTCGAATGTACGGCCGCTACTCATGGTCACGACGTTCATGACGTCGCGAATTCGAAGCTCCTGCTTCGCGAGTTGGACATCGCCGAGGTGCAGCGTAGGAGCCAGGATCGTGGACGTGCTCGGTACGCCGAGCCCCGTGCCAGTGATGATGGACTTGAAGGCTCGGGCAGTCGCGTCGCGGCTGCTGAACGGGCTCGCCTTCATGTCGATCTTGATCTGATCGCGCGACATGAAATCCTTGCTCTTGGCCTTCAGGTAGCTCTCGTCCTTGACCATCAGATCGACGATGGATTCGGGCTGGGTTTCGTTGTTCGGAGCGGACTTGCTGCGAGCGTCGACGGCGTCGAGTTGCGTTTGCATTTCGAGCATCTTCGCGCGGACTGCGTCCACGGCGGTTTTGGTTTCGGTTGCGACTGCGCCGTTCTGCTGGATGTCCTGCTGCGCTTTTGCAGTGAACTCCTTCATTTCGGTGGCGAGCGCGGTAAGCTGTTGTTCTAGTTCCATTGAAACACCTCTCTCAGTGATTTGATTTGCGTTACGATCGCCGAGTGGTGTTTCTCCGGGTCGGCGGCTGGTGCGGCGGGTTCTGGCGCGAGTTCCTCTTTTGGAGAGGAAGTGCTTTCATCCAGAAGTGCCTGGAGTTTTTCCATTGCCGCGCGATGGTCGGCCATTACGGCTTCAATCTTCGCGCGGTTGGCCGCCGATAGTGCGCGGCCTTCCTTACCGTACATCTCCATGGGATTCGCCGCCATCATCGCGGCGTGGCGCGGGAACCATTCGAGGTAGGCTGTTTTGAACTGGTCAATGCACATGCCGGCCTCGGCTGCCATCGCCTCGGGGTCTTCGCCCTCCTCGCAGTCCGAGAGCGCGCAGTCGAGCGCCCACATCATCGTGAAATGGCCGGAGCCGGTTTCGATCTTGTCCAACTCTTCGACAAAATCCTTCTTGCCGTCCACGCGCTCCTTAACGTTGGTCACCATTGCCGCCAGGTTCATCGGGAACGGCGTCAGCGAAACTTCCCAGAGCTTCACTTCGCGCAGATGACGGATGCCGTCCTTCACCTCGTCCTTGACCGTGGTGAAGCCGATGGAGAGCCCGCGAACCGCGCCGTCCTTCATGAGCGCCAGCGCTTCGGCGGCCTGCTGTACCTTGAGTGTCAGCTTGCCGCGAATGGTCAGGCCCTTCTCGCCGTCCTCGAGTTCGCCGATGCCGATGGGCTGATCGTGGCGCCAGAGAATCGTGACCTTAGGCCGCGCTTTAATCGTGCGGGCGAACGCGCCTTTTTCGACTACCTCGCCGCCAAGATCGACGATGCCGTAGACCGAGGCGAGGCCCTCGAACGTGCCCTCGTCGGTGACTGTGCCTTCTTTGATCTCAAAGGGTAGTTCGACCTTGACCAATTTGCTGTTCATTGCCTGCTCTCCTTGATCGCGCCGTTTGGCTTGGTTACTAACTCGATTGGAGCCGCGCTCTTCTTGGGTTTGTTCAGCCGTAAGATGCCGGACGTCGACTGCGTTCCGGGCTGTTGCAAATCTTGTTGCGCAGCCGTTGGCGTTCCACTGATCGACTGCATGTTGAGCTGAATGTGGTAGTTCTCGCCGGCTCCGTCTGGCAGCGGATTGCGGTCTTCCAGGTCGCGGACCTCGTCGACGTTCATGTGGCCGTTTTGGAGCGCGCTTGCATATCCGGCCATGCGGGTTGGGAAATCGCCGCGCAGCAGCCCTGCCACGTTGTGCTTGAAATAGTAGCCGCGACTCTTTTCAGCCGGAGTAAGGACGCATCGCCACAACGCCTCTTCCCAGCGCTTGAGCCACGCCGTAAGGCAAAACGTCACGAACTGCAACGCCAGGTGTTCGATATTCGAGAAAGTCGCGTGAGAAAGATCAAACACTAAGTGCGGCGATATGCCGAACCAGCGGCAGATTTCCGGGACGCTGAACTGCCGCGCCTCTAGTAGCTGGCAGTCGTGCAGCGACATTCCGATCTGCTGGTAGGTGAGATATGGCTCCAGGATTGGGGCCCTATGCGGATCGCGATATGTCGCCTCCCAGTCAGCGCGGAACTTGTCAAAATCCTGCTCGTTCTTGAACGGCTTGTCGAGCTTTAGCATGTAGGGAACGCGGCCACCGTTGCCCCAGAACTCCCCGGTGAATCGTTCGGCCCCGATCGCGGTGCCAATGGATTGCCGCGCATTCGCGACGATCGACAGGCCGGTCAGCCCATCGGATGAAAGGCTGCGGACGTGCAGAATATCCTGGGGCTTGTCGCGCTCGATCGGATAGATCTGATTCGGCCCGTACTGCTCCTTGACCTCGTAGACGACGCGCTTCTGTCCTGTGCGTTCGCGGCTGACCTGCACGTTCGCGGGCATCAGCGGATAGAGCGCCATCGCCACATCCGTGCCGCTGCGCCGCTCGATCTTGGCGAATGCGTTCCCGCCCATCGTGACGTGACCGGTCAGCATCTCGCGGAACTCCATCGCGCCCTGCTCGGCGTTGGGGGAATTCTTGAGGGCCGAATACAGCGGGTGCTCGACCGCGGGATACTTGCCGGTCGCCGTTTCCTGCATCATGACGAGCGGCAGGAACGCGACGGGCTCTGCAATCATGCGCCGGCAGGCCCATACGACCGAGTGATTCTGCGCCGTGTCGACGCTGACATGCTCGCCCGCCCACGACCGTCCGCTGTAGCCCGGATCTGAGGGCCCACGGAAGCCGTGCCGCGCGTACCAGGACCAGTCGTAGTTGTCGTAGACAAGCCCTGACTGCTTGAGCGAGATCAGGTCGGACCCAAAGCCGGAGCGGATCTCCCGCACCTTCTCGCGCAGTTCGGGGAACAGCACTAGCCGACGCTCCTGAGACCGCGGTAGTCGATTTCCGTGTCGGTCGAAAGAATCATCCGCGAGTTCGCCATGATGAGCGCTAGCGCGCCGTCAATCTTGTTTTCCGGCCGCCCCTTGGTTGGAAACACATCCTCACGCGCGTTGTATTTCGGCGCGACGTTGCCCATCATCCAATCGAGCATCGGATCGCCCGCGTGTTGAATCGTCCCGCCAGTAATGAGGCCCGCCAGGCTTTTCATTGGCTCACTGAGCCGCGAGACGCTCTGTGGAATCTCGACCATCGTCAAACCTTCGGCCTGCATACGGGTGCTCAATTCAGTTGCCTGGTGGGGGTCGAATGCTACTTCTTGCAGGTCGAACGTGTTGAAATCCTCAAGCAGGTCGCGCTCGATGAATTCGAAGTCGATAACATTGCCGGGAGTTAACGTTAGGACACCGGATTCGGCCCAGCCGCGGTACACGTCAAAGTTGGGATTTCCGCGCTCCAGGCATTCCTCCGGAAGGTAGTACTTGCCGAACACGGCGCATTTTTCGCCGAACGGGAAAAGCAGGATCTTTGCTGCGACGTCAAACTTAGACGCGAGATCGAGTCCGCCATAGCACACGCGCCCATGGAAGTTCTCAATCTCCAGGTTAGGGTTTCGACAAATGCTGCGCCACGCGAGCATGTTGAAGTACGCCTCGGATGCGCCAACGCGGACGTTAAGCCGCTTGGTGAGAAATGAAGACTGGGACGCTGCGTTTTTCTGCGCCTGTCGGCAACGGATCTCCATGTCCTGCTCGGATACCGATACGCCGAGATTGGGGTTGGCTTTGCGCCATGACGCTGGCGCCACCCAATCGTCCTCGGCGTCAATCGTGTAGACAATGGCGAAGTACGACTCGTCCTGATGGCGACCTTCGAGCACGTGCTCGGCGTATGCGACCTGCTCGGCGAAGATGCCGGCGGGATTGTCACCTTCGGTCGAGATGATGAAAATGAGGGGCTGTTGTCGCGCGCCGGTAGCTTCATCCAGAACATCGAACACTTCGCGTGTTTTATGAGCATGGAGCTCGTCGATGATTGCGCCGTGCGGATTGAGCCCCTCAAGGCTGTCGGCATCGCGTGATAGCGGCTTGAAAAACGACGACTCGGAGTCGATGGCGATGGAGTGCGCAAGTGGTTCAATTCCGTACTTCGAGCAAAAGCCGGGAGAGCGCCGCGCCATCTGCCGAGCGGTGTCCCAGGAGATTTTGGCCTGGTCGCGCGTGGTGGCTGCGCTATAGACCTCGGCCCCAGGCTCACCATCGGGTCCGAGCATATACAACCCGACGCCGGCCGCCTCCGTGGTCTTTGCATTCTTTCGGGGAACGACAATGAGCGCCTTACGGAAGCGTCGATTCCCATTCGCGTCAACCCATCCGAATATGACCGCAAGGTGAAAACACTGCCAGGGCTCGAGGACGATGTTGCGGGTTTTCCATCTGCCTTTGATGTGTGGCAATTGCTCAATGAAGTAGCAGATTTTCCAGGCCCGCTCGCGGTCGAATCGGTACGGCCAGTCGTTGCGCTTGAGATCATCGAGTTGACGCTGACACGCGAGCTTAACCCAGCGACATGCCGGTATCTTGCCGGCGACAACGTCCTGCGCGTACTTGCGGCCGATCGCGACGTAGTCACGCTCTCCGTCATTTCGTTTTCGCGCCACACATCAGCCGAGCCGCGCCCACGGGTCAGTTGGCTTCTCTGACTTCTCTTGCGCATTGACGCGGGATCGCGCCGACGGAGTAACGCCAAACTCCCGGCACAACTTCGTCACGAGGTCGGCGTTCTGGTTGACGATGGAAACGAGCGGCGATTGCTGAACGTAGCCGTTTGGCGTCTTGAACAGGATGCCGGTTTTGTTCAATTGATCCTGCGCCTTAGCCATCGTCGAGAACGCCTGACAGAGCGTACCGAGCGCCATGTAGTCGGCCTCCGTCAGAACGCCCATGCCCAAGAGAATCGGAACCATACGATCCCACTCGACGCGCGCCATATCGTCGAGGTGCGCCGGGCACTCCGGAGCCTTGATCTCAATTTGCGGTTCGCGCTTGTTCAGTGAGCGCTTCCCGGGGTTGCCGCGAATGATCTTGATCGCCGTAGGCATTGGAGCCGGGCCCCTAAGCCCCACTGAGCACCTCCTCGGCGATCGCGTCCTGCGCGCCCAGTCGCCTGCCGAACCGCGCCTGCTCAAACGTAGCGCCGCCATCCTCGATCTTCGCCTGCTTGCCGGTGAAGTCCTGCCAGCGCTTTACGATGACATCGCAATAGCGCGGGTCGATCTCCAGGCCGTAACAGATGCGGCCCGTTTCCTCGGCTGCGATCAGGGTCGTGCCGGAGCCAAGGAATGGATCGTAGACAACCTCGCCGCGCTCGGTGTGATTCAAGATCGGGCGGCGCATCAGTTCGACTGGCTTCTGTGTGCCGTGGCCGACGCGCTCCTCTGTCCGATTTCCAGTGGGGTTTAGATTCTGGACACTCCACACGGTAGATTGTGTTCTGTCGCCATGCCAATGCGCCGCCTGACCTTTTCGGACGGCGTACCAGCAGGGTTCATGTTGCCAGTGATAGTGGCCTTGCGAGAAAACGGCCTGCTGTTTTGCCCAGATAATGAGTGCCCGCGCCTCGAACTGCGCGTCGGCTAGCGCGACCACAACATCCGCAGCCTTCAGTGAAGCGAACCACACGTAAGCGACATCCCCGGCAAACAGCCGGAGTGCGTCGGTCCACTCGGCGCGGTCATCGTTCGTTACCTTCCCGCGCTGTTTTACCGGCGCTGTGGAGAATCCACCCTTCCCGTCACGCCATGTCGGGTCGTACTCAACCCCATACGGCGGGTCCGTGACCATCAGGAACGGCGCAGGAAGGCCCAGCACTGCGCCACAGGCGCGCGACACGGCGTCGGATGACGTAGAGTCCCCGCATACCAGCCGGTGCGGCCCCAATAGCCAGCAATCGCCTAAAACCGTCACCGCTGGCCCATCCTCAACAGCCGGGCAGGCGTCTGCCGCCTCATCCGATTCCGGCAGCAGCAACTTCTCGATTTCCGCCGCATCGAAACCGGTCAGCGATAAATCCACCGCAAGGTCTTTCAATTCAGACATTTCCGGCCCTAGCAACTCCACATCCCATTGCGCCTCCTGATGGCTGCGGTTGTCCATCAGCCGATACGCCTTGACTTGCGCCGCCGTCAGGTTGGCCGCCACGTGCACGGGAACCTCGAGCAGCCCCAGCTTTTGCGCCGCCAGTAGTCGCGTGTGACCCGCGACGATGACGCCGGCCCCGTCGACCACGATCGGCTGACGCCAGCCAAACTCGCGGATGCTCGCGGCTACTTTGTCGACCGCCTTCTGCGAGATTTGCCGTGCGTTTCTGGCGTACGGAATCGGCTTATCTGTAGGCCAGCTTTCTATGTGCATTTCTTAGGGAACCCGGTCGCATCAAACTTGCGGTTGCGAAATTGTGGC